CGAAATTATATAAATAATAGCAAACCATTAATGATAATTATAGCATTTCTGTTATTTTATTTTTTGGTTACGTTAGTTTCAACTACTGGAAATATAGAATTTACTCCACCAATTGAAAAACTAATACATACTATTTTCTATTTTATGATATTTATATTATCAATGCGCATGGATTTAAGAATTACCCTATCAATTATATCCCTATTATTATTTATATATTTCATCGAATTAAACAAAGAATATTATTTGGAATTAGGTAAAACAATCGAAAATACAGAGGATCATAAGGTATATGAAGATCACGCATATTGGATAACTATTGATTATCCATTTACTGTTAGATTATTCCCTGTAATCCCCGAACAATTTGTAATTGTTAATAAAATAGAAAAAATATTATATTATATAATCATATTTTTTATTATTATAGGGTTAATTGCTTATCGTGGTGAAATATCTGAAACATTACATAAAAGAAAGGATCTATCATGGTTTGATGTATTTTATGATACGCAAGTATGTAAAATAACAGATCGTATGCAATTGATACATTATGTAAAACTTGGATTAGGAATTATACCTTTGAAATAATAGATATTAGACATGAAACAATTTTATTTATGGATATAAATTTTGAACTATTTTTGTTTGAAATAGCTCATCTGTAAATCCTAGTTTACCTAAACGGATTTTAATTGAATTCTTTGCTCTTTCTAATAACTCTGTGCTATCATATTGTTGTTTCCTTTGTTTTTGTAATCCCATGTTCATTGCTAATATAGCACGTTTAAATTTTTCTAAAAATCGATCACACTCGGGAATTGTAATTTTCTGATAACCGTCTTCTGTTACAGGTTTTTGCCCTTGTAATAGTTGTTTAAAATTTGAATATTTAGCATAGTAATATATTTTTTCATCTAAGAGAGACCCTAAATTTGGACATCTAAACATAATATATTGCTTTGGATCATTTTCTGATAAAGATATTTCAAATTTATATTCCTTTGAATCATCTTCAAAATAAGTTTTAATATTACTTGGCATTTCTTTAAAATCAATGTCTGAAAATTGTTTAAAATCGTCAACCATTATTTGTTTTTTGAAATCCCTTTTTTGAAGAACTTTAATATAACTTAATTTAAAAATAAATGGATTTGCTCTAGTGTTTTCTGGATTCGGTGATTGAACAGAAATCTTATATTGGGTTGACATGTTTCCTTGGGTTGACATGTTTCCTTGGGTTGACATGTTTCCTTGGGTTGACATGTTTCCTTGGGTTGACATGTTTCCTTGGGTTGACATGTTTCCTTGGGTTGGCATGTTTCCTTGGGTTGACATGTTTCCTTGAGGTGATGGTATATTTAAAAACCATCTTATTAAATAAGCTAAATGACCTGCTAAATTTTTAATGTTTGATTCATCATATAGTATATTTTTGTCTGGCATTATTAATACATCAATATCTTCACTTTTATATTCTGAAAGTTCAGGGATACCCGCTAATACAAGTTGTATTGCTTTACCCCCCTTAAATATTAATTTATAGTCTTGACCAATCATTTTGTATGATATTATTCCAAATATAATTAAAGCAGCACATAATATAATGTTAAAATTACTAAAATCTACATCTGTATCTTGTACCATTGTGCCATCAAACAAAGAATAACGTTCATTTTTTGTTGGAGTAAAATAAGTTGGTATTATTGACTTAACTATTTTACAAATATTCCATAAATTAGTTACTTCATTATTAATTACTTTTATTTTTCCATCAGCAATCATTATATTATTAATTTGATTTCTTATAGTAAACATCTCATTTTCTTCAAAAATAGGTTTCCAAAATTCAGGTTCAATTTCTGGATCATAACCAGAGTCTGAAGGTAATTCCATTTGTATATTTAATTTAACAAATGGCTTAGTTGAAATAATGAGTTCTAATTTTGGTTCTGGTTCTAATTTTGGTTCTGGTTCTAATTTTGGTTCTGGTTCTAATTTTGTTTTTAATTTTGTTTCTAATTTTGGTTCTGCCATTAGAGTATTCATATTATTTCTTTGTTCTTCTTTTAAGATGTTAGCATTGGCACCTTTGTTAAGTAAAAGTTCAACTAATTCTTTATCATGTAATTTTATTGCGGCTGATAATGCGGTTGTATCTTTAACATAATTTATAAGATTAATATCACCACCATACTTTATAAAAATATTTATTATTTGACTTCTTATTTCCATATCACGTATATTGTCAAAAATAACAACTAATGGTGGAACAAAATCAATTAAAGGTGTTTTATCCTTGCGTGTTATATATTTATCAATAGGAGTTGTATTAATAGTTACTGGAATTAGTGTATTTATACCCTTTTGATTGCCTTTAAACCCATTTTTAAAATTGGCTATAGCTTTGTTTATATCTCCTAACGACAATGGTTTTTTATTAATGGCTTTTTGTAATGTTATGAATGAATTTATAAACATTTTTCTAAAATTTTCTCTTATTTGTATTTCTGTCTCTCCTCCTCCTTTTAATCTTAATCTTCTTGTCTTTCTGATCTGTCTTGTCTTTTTAGTCTTTCTTATTTGTCTTGTCTTTCTTATTTGTCTTGTCTTTCTGATCTTTATTGTATCTCTTTTTGTCATTGTATAATATATTATGACAAAAATAATTAAAAGAAGAATCCAGTGCGCTTCTTTGTCTTTTTATTATTTTTCCTCTTATTTTTAGTCTTAGTATTAGTCTTATTTGAAGATGAAGATGAAGATGAAGATGAAGATTGTTCTTGATCTGATTCTGAATCGGATCCAGAGTCTGAGTCGGATCCAGAGTCTGTGTCAGAACTGCTTTTCTCTTTTTTCCCCTTTTTCCCTTTTTTTCCCTTTTTATTTTTCTCCTTTTTCCCAGAGTTTGATTCCCCATCTTTTTCTTCCTTTTCTTTTTTAGTATCCGTTGGCCTATAACGCAAAAACCACATATCATATTCAGCTGTCCCCTTTTTATCCTTAAGCTCTTTAAATTTTTCAGCCTTTTCGGCACGCATTTCTTCAATAGTCTCTTGATGACCCATACAATTAATTGAAAATCGACGCAATACACCTTTTTGAGATAATCTGTTTTTAGATTGGACCTCAAACAAATACTTTGACATACACAAAATTCGATCCTTATCATAATATGGTCTATCTGCGTATAAAAATGCCAAATAAAAACTTAACATAGTGTCGATTGTAGCGACTTTAACATCATATCCATTATTTTTAATTATATTATAGCTATGGCATGCTAGTGGCTCGTAAATAAACGCGATAGTATCATTTCCGACACGTATCTCATAATGTGGCGCAATGATTTCGCCAATAGATGGCCTTTTAATAATCTTTACATTCTTAACATTAATATCACTTAATCGTTCTCTAACAATTTGAGCAGTTACCATTGGGTCTTCAGACAACACATCAAAATCGGGGATTTTTTTCAATTTTCGTTGTAAATGTTTGGGCATATACTCGGCATAAATAGAAATCGCATATCCTCCAAAAAATACTACACCTTGATCTACTAGGGTTTTCTGAACAATGTCGTAAATTTCATCAGTTTTCTTATCATCTGCCATTTTTCTTTGAAAGTCAATATGAGCACACTGATTCGCAGACAATGGATAATGTTTATTTAAAAGAGTCAGACGCTTCATGACTTTTTCCCAGCGAGAAACATCGCCAGCTGGTCGCGATAATTCTAAATACATTCCCATGCGAAGTAGATTTGGTGGCGCGTATAATATCCCAGATATTTTAATAGATTCATTTTTAATAGCATTGAATAGTTCCTTGGGTAACATAGTAATATCAGCAACAGGAATAAAATTTACAAAGACCTTAAATGTGCCAAAATGTTGTCCAGACTTGGCTTCTACTTCAATGAAACCTTCCTTAACATAAATATCTGTTAGTTCTTTGGCATCATTAAGTGCGTTTGAACTGTAAAAATCATAATCGGGAATTTCAATGTCTTTATTATAGAATTGATCTTGTTTTGGTAAAATATTATTAATGGCTGTTCCGCCATAACAGATGAGTTTTTTGGTTCTAATAAAATTCTCTACAATTTGGATGATGCGTTTAATATCGGGTGAGTTAGCATCCTTTCTGCCTTGACGTTCTTCTGCTTTATCGACAGCGGCGCGCAGAATAGCTAATTCACAGTCGTCAAACCCCATCCCATTATCACATACTTTTTTTTTCATAATATTTATTATACTATATATTGTTAAAAAATAATATTTTATTAATATTATTTATTATTTATTATTTATTATTTATTATTTATTATTTATTATTTATTTTAGATTTTCAAATCATATATTTCAGTCTTTAATACTCTGGTATCATAATATAATGCCGGATCTTGTACTGGGGGAGGTTCTAATAATGTTATTTTTTCTCGTAGATCAGCGGGTTTTAATACAAAAGCATGTCCATTTTCATTAAAGAATATATCATTCTCTTCAATATTTGAATCAACCGATTGATATCTCATAGCAAGCATTTGACATCCCATAGCACGCATTACAACTGAACTTGGATTTTCGGGATTTGATCCATTATTTGGAACACCAATGGTCATTCTGGTTTTGTTATAATCGATTAAATCATCCGGTGTCTGAGTAAATTGTATATCATTGTATCGCAATACTTGCATAAAATTTGAATTACTTGTCATATTTACATATTCATAAAATTCACCACATTCATCACAATCCTCGCACAAACAGGTTGAATTGGTTTTATCAACAATAACAACAATCTTAGTTCCAATATCGGATAATTTGGTTTTACCAAAATTAATAATATTGCCCTTTTCATCTTTCATTTCACGGCTAAAAGAAGATGGTAGGAAGTAATTATTATTGCTTTGAAATAGTTGGCTTAGCTTTTTATATATGTTTTTGTTTTCGCTCTTTATTCGCAAATGAAGAATGATTGGATCTTTTGGATTGGGCGCATTATCTGTAAATGCGTTGTTTATAATACTATTTATAACATCACTAAACAACACATAATTAAATGTTTCCTTTACACAATAATTATCCACAGTAGAGGTTGCTACAACTGGCTCATCATTAACCGAATATATTTCAAAATCAAGGCCTCTAACGCCTTGTTTTAATAGATCATTTAATGAACATAATGACACGTAATCATTTTTGTAATCGCCTCCACTACAACAATTGTATGCTGTTTTAATGTAATAATCGCGCAATGCGTATTCTTTCACTAATGTATTTGAAATATTTACATTTTTTTCACCATAAACACCATCCATGAGTTCGCAATTTCTAGTAATTTTACTTTTTGACATGTTTACAAATACGGCGATTCCAATTAAAGCGCCTAGAATGCCTCCAGCAACTGCTCCGGCTTTATCCATTACAGCCTGACCAACAATGCTTAGCATTACAGTTATGATTATGATTATTGATATACCACCAATACTTCCTGTACCATTATAATAAAAGTAATATATAAATGCCATTATAATAACAAAAAATGTTAGAAATGTGATTAGCGTGATTTGAGTGTTGTCTTTCATTGCTAATAGGGTATTTACGGCGTCTGATGCTGCTGCTTGTGCTTTTGCTACTGTATCTGATCCTGTATTTATATTTGTATTTGATGATGACATCTTTATCTTTATAATATATTATTGTATAAAATAATAAATTATATTCTATATTAATAATTATTATTAGTTAAAAAAATAATATGTTAGTATTATAATTACAAATAAATGCCAGGAGGACTTATGAATCTTGTATCTATTGGACAACAAAATATTATTTTAAATGGGAATCCTTCTAAAACGTTTTTTAAAACAACTTATGCGCATTATACTAATTTTGGTCTTCAAAAATTCCGTGTAGACTTTGAAGGTTCTAAAACATTGCGTTTGTCCGAGGAATCCACATTCACATTCAAAATACCTAGATATGCGGATCTTCTAATGGACTGCTATTTATCGGTCGGATTGCCTAATATTTGGAGTGCCATTATGCCACCACAACAGGATGCGCCAGTTCAAGACTGGGCTCCATATGAATTCAAATGGATAGATAATTTAGGAGCAAAAATGATTTCAAAAATAAGCATTACATGCGGCAACTATACGCTTCAAGAATATTCTGGTGATTACTTATTATCCGCGGTTCAACGAGATTTTTCCAAAGATAAGAAGGAATTATTTGATGATATGATTGGAAATACGGCAGAGCTAAATGATCCAGGTAATGCGGGTTCACGAGTCAATTCTTATCCAAATTCGTATTATACAGAAAACCTAGCCGGCCCTGAACCATCCATTCGCGGCAGAATCTTGTATATTCCGCTAAACAACTGGTTTGGTCTCAAATCGCAAATGGCGTTTCCATTGACATCCCTCCAATATAATGAGCTCCATATAGTAGTAACAATAAAACCCATTAATCAGCTATTTCAAATTCGTGATGTGTTTGATTATACGTATAATTACCCTTATGTGGCTCCGAATTTTAATACTTGGTATATGCAGTTTTATCGATTCTTACAACCGCCTCCAAATATTGGATTAGATATTGATTGTTATACAGATGTTAGATCATTATGGAACACTGATATTCATTTAAATTGTACATATTGTTTTTTATCAAATGATGAGGAGCGAATGTTTGCTTTAGAGGAACAAAAATATCTAATAAAACAGGTACACGAACAGCGGTTTTATAATGTGACTGGACCTAATAAAGTTGCGCTAGACTCTTTGGGAATGGTGTCCAATTGGATGTTTTATTTCCAACGAAGTGATGCTAATTTGAGAAACGAATGGTCGAATTATACAAATTGGCCCTACAATTATATGCCATTAGATGTAATTCAAGCGCCTACAACGGGTAATTATTTGATTTACAGGAAAGATGCGTCTGGGAATCTGGTAGAAACATATATAGGTCCGGGTGTAAATCCAGATAGTACTTTAACGGGTCTTTTAATTACGTCAAATTATTCTAGGGAAAATGATAAGCAGATTTTGATATCAATGGGTATTTTGTTAGATGGATCATATAGAGAGAATATTCAACCATCTGGTGTTTATAATTATATCGAAAAATATACACGAACTTCAGGTAATGCTCCGCCAGGATTATATTGTTATAATTTTAGCATACATTCAAATAATTCAAATTTACAGCCATCAGGTGCGATAAATATGAACCGATTTACGCAAATAGAGTTGGAATTTACGACTATTATACCGCCGCTGGATCCTTTGGCGCAGAGTCTGACCATTTGCGATCCTGTAACGGGTGATATTATAGGCGTCAATAAACCGACATGGCGCATATATGATTATAATTTTAATCTAGTATTGTTTGAAGAGCGAATAAATATGGTTCACTTTGTTGGTGGTAATGTGGGGCTCATGTATGCGACCTAATTCTTAACTTCGTGAGCCTTTTACACCTGTTTACATTTACTTTACTATGCTTCGCTGAAACGCCAATTTTATATATATATATATATAATGGATAATTATAGCTTTGATTTTAATCCAAAACATTGTAATAAAGTATATTTTGATGAACTTTTTTTATTATTAAATGCGATTAATCCAGAAAAAGAAAAATTTAAAAGAATAAAAAAAAAGTCAATATCAAATATTAAATGTGAAAACAATTTTAATTCATGTAAACCAGACAACTTCTTTTTTGAAAATAAAAAACAAATTATTTTAGGTAGATTTTTTGATACAATTGGATGTTTCTATAAGTGTAAGGGTCATTATTTTAGTATGGCAATGGAACCATATTCTTTATTTAAAAATGATGTTTTTATTCGTTATATAATAGATAAACCAGAAATTTATATAAATAATTCAAAAAAAATAGAATTGGAAGATGTATTTCCAATTCGAATAGTTATGAGCGATAAACATAATATTCCAACATATACCGAAAAAAAATTAGGAAATATTAGAGAATATACGTTTGATAATATAAAAAAAATGTTTGCTTTATCAAAGGACAATTTAAAAATAATAAATGACTTGCCTAATACATCAATATTAAAAAAAATTATAACAGAAAGTTTTCCTATAAATCATGTTATATCAAGAGAATTATGTATATTATATTATATGAAACTACATTTTTATGTAGTTGAAAATGATGATAAAACTTTAAAACCATTTATTTTAGTAAGCAAATATAATTTAGAACAAATTAAAAAAATATATGATAAATTTAATAAACCATTTCCAAATATAAAAGATTTATTTAATAAAAAAAATAAAACAATTAACAAAACAATTAATAATAAAATTTATAGAAATAAAACGCAAAAAAAACATTAAACAATTAATAATCAGCGTTTCAGCGAAGCATAGTAAATGTAAAAAGATGGATTAAAAGGTGGACGAATTGGAAGGAGTCGGTCCTATATCATAGAACAACCCGGTTGCTGTCTGTGTCGTCTTATAATGTGGAGTTGACGCATATTTTTCAGGATCAGCAGAATATTTATGTGCTAATTCATTATCAATAATTTGCGCAGTGGTATTATATGTATCCTCCCATACAGGTATGCCTTCATATCCTCGTTGAATTGTAGCATTTTCATCAATAATACCAGCATTTGTGGCTAGATCAGTTGTTAGAGAGGAGAATTGTAACGCTTGATTATATGTTAGAATACCAGCATCATCCGCTGGCGCAGGTCCATCCTCTACATTTTCTACTTGTTTTTTACTAGGCGGTTTTAGCAATGACTGACATCCAACATTATAACAATCTACATCAGTAGAACATTGTTGTCCTGACTTTGAACATGTAGCTTTGGGACCGCATATATTTGAACAAGAATAGTTTGTATTTAATGGTAAGTCGACACTATGTGTAGTTAATGGTGTATTTGGATTATCATATGCTAATGTGCTGTATGTATTTGCTTCGTAACCTTCTACTATATTTGTATTATTTGTCCCTTGTAAAATAAAATAATTATTGGTCAGATATTTGAACCAATTAATTATAAGCCACGTCATTAGGATACATAGACCAGCTAATAATATGTTTGTTTTATTCCCTTGTAAAAATATAATTATGTTAGTTATTATTTCCATTTATATATAATAATAAATTATATTTAAGAAACTGATAATATAATAATAATAAGATCTACGGTCGTTAATATTATTATATTATATTATCTATAAAATTTAATATATATTTATTATAAATAATGTCAACAGATGCTATAGATAATTTACAAAAACAAAAAGATCCAAAGGATGATCCCAATTTCGCAAAATTTTTTGCTAGCTTTGGTAAAACAACTGGTATTATTATAGGATTTGTTGTTCTGGGTTCAATTGGACTTTATATGACTAAAGTTGCCGATTCGGGTATATTACCAACAGATGCTACAAAAGATATCCCCTATGTATGTAATCCTACTGGAAATACTCCTAATTTTACTGATAAAGTTGTTGAAATGAATATTGTCAGAGAATATGGGATGAAAGGGTTGGCAGTTTTACTTGGATATAAAGCAATAAATTCATACTCTCAACAAGCAACTTTTGATAAAAAGGCATTTGATAAGAGTTTCAATGGTGGCTGGATTAAAACTATGACGGTAGAGGCTAATACAGATAAACCCCCAAGTGATTATACAGGTACTAAACCATGGGAACCCTCTAATTTAACAAAATGGCGATCAGATGTTACTAATGAGATGGTCTCGACAAGTTTTAAAATTATTAATTCTGTATTTGGAGGATTCGGATATTTGCCTGAATGGGCTGTCATGTTTATATTTGGATTAGTCGGTTCATCATTTTTGCCATTTTTTAGTGTTTTTAATATTTGTATTAGCATATGGAAACATTTTTCTAGTTTGTTTAAACAAGGATTTAATCTAACAAAGGGTTTACCATTTTTAAAAAGAGAGACAAATGGGGAGTTAGATAACAAATGGGCAGATGTGGGATTTTTATGGAGACCATTGTATGGTAATGATGAACAAAAATACCTCGAGAAGACCCCCTTATCACAAGATGTGTTGTTTATATTTAAATGGATATTTACAACACTTGGTCTCATGCTATATTTTATATGTTCCATGTTTTTCTTTTCGCCAGTTTACTTGACATTTTATACTGTTTATAAGAGTTTAACTGCCAAATATAAATTAAAAAAGGAGTTTAATTTCTCAGGTGATTCTAGCGGTGATACAACTGGCCCCAAAGGTTTATTATCATTTATTAAGGATACATTTATTTACAAGAGAACGTATTTAGTATTTTTGTCTATTATAAACTTGTTTATGGCTAGTAATACATATCTTGGTACCTACTATTTTATTGCGGTCATTATTGCTGTTATAATGGCCATTGTGTTTTGTGATGTTTTGGTATCAACAAAACCAGATAATGATAATACATTAATTAAGCGGACTCCTAAGAAGGAGGATGAAGAAGATGAGGATGAGGATAATCCTGAAAATGATGATATTGATAATGATCAATGTAATGACACAACTGATATAATTGGTAAATATAAAACTGAGATTGCTGAACAAGTCAAACAAATACAGGATAAGCAACTTGATATACAGAAATTATTCTTAAACATACAGGGATCAGGTAAATCTATTGACGAATTAAAAAGTGTACAAGGGTTTCCCGAACTACAAAGGGATGTAAATGCTTTGGCAAAGGCATATTTTAATTGCGATGCCATGAACACAAATACCATATTAATTGAACGAGATATCAAATTCCCATTACAAATACAACAGAAACTTAGAACACAACTAAGAGATTTAATGACATATAATAAATTATTGGGAGATGCTTATGACAAATGTAATAAATCATTTAACGCATTTAATCAAACTAATGCGGCTGAAAATAATACACAAACCCCATTTATAAAATTAATGAGTGATGTCAGTACAGCCGAAGGGTTGATTTACACAATTAGACCAAGTATTTTGGACGATGCTTTAAGACAAATACAGCAACAATTTCAAAGGAAACTTGAAAGTAATATTACTTCTTCCGATTCTAATGCTGATACTTCTTCCGATTCTAATGCTGATACTTCTTCCGATTCTAATGTGAAACATGAAAGTATATTAAACAAAAATCTTGGATTCAAATCTAAACGAGATGAAATTGTAGCTACAGGGTTTGGTCCTGTATTGATGCTTGAACAAAGTCTTAAAAAGATTCCTCAAACTATTTTGACTAATACGACTGATGTGTTAACTGATTTGTTGTTAGGAACCTCCAAAGATTCTCTTATTTCAAATTTTGATAATGTAATAGAGGGACAGATTCAGGCCGTAAAAACTGATCAAACGCTTGGACAAATTATAGGGGGAGAGGAGGGATTCGAAGATAAGGGTGGTTTAGAAGAAGGTAACTCAAACAACAACAGCAACAACAATTCCATGACGTGGAACAACAATTCCATAAAGGGCGGATCTCGTAAACACAAAAAACAAGATTATGAAATAAGATTAGTATAAATATAAAAATGTATTAGTTACGTAATTATAATTTAAATAATAATTACGTATATAATTTATTAAAGATGTCAAAATCTAATAAAAAAAATAAGAATAAGAATAAACAAAAGAATAAAAATAATAATAGCAGTAATAATACAAATACATTGGAACCATTATTGCCATTTGTTAGTATATGTACCCCAACATTCAATCGCCGCCCATTCATTCCATATATGATAAAATGTTTTGAAAATCAAACTTATCCAAAGGACCGCATCGAATGGATTATTATTGACGATGGAACAGATCCAATTGAAGATCTTGTAAAGGACATTGATCAAGTCAAATACTTTTACTATGAGGAAAAAATGTTGCTAGGAAAGAAGCGTAATTTAATGCACAGTAAATGTTCAGGCGATATAATTATTTACATGGATGACGACGACTATTATCCCCCAGAACGCATCTCGCACGCAGTAGAAACATTACAGGCAAATCCGTCATTTCTTGTTGCCGGAAGCAGTGAGATGCACATATATTTCGATTCTAGAAAACAAGTATATCAATGCGGTCCTTATAAGGAATTCCACGCAACAGCGGCAACATTTGCTTTCAAAAAGGAGTTATTATTGGAGACCAGTTATAACGAGGATAATGCGGTGGCAGAAGAGAGACATTTCTTAAAAAACTATACAATTCCATTAAAACAATTAGATACATTGAAAGCAATTATGGTGTTCTCGCATAAACACAATTCATTAAATAAGGAGAAACTGTTAGATAATTTGGAATCAACAAGAACAACTTTGTCACGCTATTCTGTAGATGATTTTATTAGTGATCCTGTATTAAAACAATTCTATATGATTGATATGAACAACCTACTAACAAATTACGAGCCAGGTAAGCCAGAGCATAAACCCAAATTATTAGATCAAATAAAAAAGATGGAGGATGAGCGCAATCGTCGCTTGGAAGATCATAATAGGATGATAATGGCGCAAAATCGCATTTTTCAAACGCACAGTCCAACACAAGCGAAATTAGCGGAGAATATTGAGGAAATAAGGAAGCAATACGAAAAGCAATTAGGTGACAAAGTGTATTTAATTAATGAACTTCTACGAAAGATCAAGGATTTAAATACAGAATTGAATCAATACAGATCAAAATAAATGAGATCAAAATAAATGAGATCAAAATAAATGTGATCAAAATAAATGTTATAATAAATAATATAAAGACAATTAATATATATAGTATATACACTAGTACGCAAACATGCCCTATTATGATAACGACCATGCCGACGCCAATTCATTAAACACAAATGATAGAAATTTAGATTCAAGAAAACAAGCACAATTAAATGATAAATATTTCCAGAGAATTAGTCGAAAAAGGATCAATGAATATGAGACACATGAGCGCAATGATGGAAAGACGTATTATAAGAATGTACATGTAAATTTATATGGCAGTGGTCAATTAGGAACTAAAATTCGTAATGCCGTTACGGGTGAAAAGTATCAATATACGGTTGGGTCCAATGAACAAAAAATGTTATTTTCGACGGCTCTTTGTACTGGAGAGAATGGCATGAAGTCATCATTGTCATTATTCTACGACACTCCTGAGCAGTATGAAAGTCATATGTTTATGAGACTTGATATAAATGAAAAGGCAAAGTGGTATTCTAATAATATTACTATGAAGAATGTGTAAAATTGTTAATTACGCGATCAATATATTAATAAAATAGTTTTATTATTGACATCTATAATGGTGTCAATAATAAATTGTATATACTTATATTAGTTATAATACTTATTTGTTTACATTTTTATATGTCATCAGTTTCATCATCTGATATAACAATATCTTCAGTGTCAGCCGCATCTTCCTTAGTATATTTATCCAAATATCTATAAATGCGATTAATATCTAATTTGGATATTTCATAGTTCTCAAATAGCGACAAGATCTCACTATCACCAGTTGGATATTTTTTCCTAATATCTAAAAAGAAAGCAAACATGTCCTTCTTATCCATTGCCAATTGTTGACATAAATTTTGAATAAATATAGAATTATTATATTCGGTTGAATATTTTGTTAGTACCTTAGTGAATCGAACCTCTGTTGGATTGAATTTCTGTTTATTCTTTTTCTTAGAATTGATTTGCTGGAATAATTCATGATAAGCGCAATTATTTTTAAATGTCTTAATTAAAGAACTCATCTCATTAAATTGCCAAATCTGTTTCTGAAATGTTATCCGATCAATATAATCGGCGAAACACATATTGTCCAATATTTTCAAATAAAAGGGGATTGATTCATCTTTATCTAGCTTACCAATCACATCAATAATATTTTCATGCCATAAAAGTCCCACAATTGTTCGATCCGTTTCATTCATAATTGTTAGATGATCTTCAATTGGATAATTGGTATTAATTAATTTCTTTGTAATTTGTCTAGTGTCGTCATTATATGACTTCATTAGAAAAATATTTTGTATTATATTATTGTTTAAGATGTCCTGTTTGTTCTTGTATAATTCATAAATAGTATTCATTTTCCTTAAATCTCCTTGAATAAAATTTATTATGTTAGTTCGTATATTTTCATCAATGGTTGGAATCATTAGATTTAGAATATGGTTCATTTGAATATTAGTAGGCGGTTTCAATTCAATGACATTACACACTTTCATTAGCTCCTTGATTTTCTTGTCAATATGATAATTACCAATACAAATGATCGGGTTCAAAGTAATCTCCTCTAGGCGCTGCTTTTTCGTCTTCTTTGGTCTGATAATTTTAATTAATGAATTGATGCCGCCCTTGTCTCCATTATTCATGCCATCAATTTCATCCATTACGATAGCAATACGCTTTACTTGCTTATGGAAAAGGCTCATAATATTCTTGTCAGACATGTTATGTTTTGTAATTGTATCAATAATGGATTTATTGCGAATATCGCCAGCGTCATATTTAACAACATCATAATTCAACTCTTTCAAAATATTAGTCACAAATGTAGTCTTTCCTGAACCAGGATCGCCATAAATATAGATGCCCTTTTTAGTAGTTAAGTTGTTTTTGTTAAGTTCAAAATCTTTAAGAATTGCTTTCATTTTATTCACTTCTTCTTGTCTGCCTAACAATTCATCAATGTTAATTATGTCCATACTTATTGTAATATATATTTTAATATATTCTTTTTATGTTGATTTTTACTTAATCCATCTTATGAATATTGGTTTATTTATTTTGATTATGTTGATGGCGGATCTTCGGTGCTTGTATCACATGGATTTGTAACTCCATAAGTTATTCCATCCCATGTAACCTTACAATTATTTGCCCAATTATATTTAGAACATGTACCAGTATCGCTATTAAAAGGGGCTGTATTAAAATTCATCGTATTCTTTTCTTTAGTATTAGGTACATTACACATTCCTAAACTTTTTACATTATAACATTCCTCTCCATTACCTTTTAGATCTAACCAATAGTCGGGACAAGATCCAACAACTGGAGGCCAAGCAACTGTAGAACTTGATTTAGACAAAGAAATTCCTATAATAACTAACAATACTACTAGCCCAACAACCGCAATTGTTAGTATTACATTTTGAAAAGTGCTTTCCATTATATAAAATAAATATATATATTTTTTTTATGAATATATTATAATATGAATATGAATAGTGGAAATAGAATGGCAAAAAACTCTAATAGAATGGCAATAGAATCAAATATTAAAGGCAATCGTATAGCAACTAATGGTAGAGTCGATATATTAAATCCCCCCGATGTGTCCGCTTTGTTTGCTTTGTATGACAAAATACCAGCAAACCAATGTACCACTTTTAGGAATGCGACTTTAGGTCTATTGGATGAGACACCATTATCTATATCATATTTTTCCAAAGAAAATATACAGATCATTCAAAATGGTATTAGAGCTGGTGTATATGAGAAATCAAATGGGCAATATTTGATTGGCACTCAAGATTGTGACGCATTGAAAGTTATTATGCGTGCTATATTTCTTCAATATTCTGCTAATTTACCAAATCAAATTGCTGCGCAAATTGGACAGCTTAATAAGATGGTTCTAGAATACTCAGTGCCACGTGTTTTTGGTGAGGCGCAAGGATATGTAAAATATTTATATGATGCTAGTACATTGGCAGTACCTTTAGCAACACCAATTTGCGATTCACAATATGATAAAAGAACATATAAGATGCCAAAGTGGTTTTAAAGCATCTTTTTTATAAAGATGCGACTGTTATGTAAAGCATCTTTTTTATAAAGATGCGACTGTTATGTAAAGCATCTTTTTTATAAAGATGCGACTGTTATGTAAAGCATCTTTTTTATAAAGATGCGACTGTTATGTAAAGCATCTTTTTTATAAAGATGCGATTGTTATGTAAAGCATCTTTTTTATAAAGATGCGATTGTTATGTAAAGCATCTTTTAAAGAAAATGGACTAACAAATATAAATATAAAAATAACAACATTTTTATATTTAATTAATTTAATTGTATAGCAAATATGGTAATATATATATTGCTACAATCATTACAATAATATTAGTATTTAATGTTTTACCGGCAAGATATGACGCAATTAATGATGCCATAATCATCATACCACTATCAGCTAAAATTACTTTATAAGATAATTCCTTGGCATAATCTTTAAATGTGTCTAACATGCGATTTAAACCTCTAGGTACACTTTTAAAAAAATAATAAAATAACACATCATGTATAATCTGAATTGTTAACGCTAAACATACAAATTTTGATATTGTGAATTCATTAAATATATAATAATATAAAAATCTGGTAATAATTAATACAATAAATATAATTAATATATCAGCAATTACAGCAGATAAGTTATATTTGCTATACCATTCTCTTAATACAAGTGAATTTATTTGTTTTATATTTAACAAAAAAATTACAAATAAATCTGTAATTAAAACACCATTAAATAATGGTAGATAATCTGATATGTTATTAAAATTTGCTATATTTGTAAACATATTATATATATAATTTTATTTTATTTATTTACAATCTTTTTAACAGCTCCAGCAGCCTTTACTACAATCTTTGGCTTCTTTACAATGATCTTTATCTCACCATTAGTCGCCTCATCTCTTTCTAATCTATACGCGTTATATTCATGTTCTAAAGCATCTAATTCTCTTAACCACATCTGTTGACAAGTAGTCGATTTGATTTCATTGAGCTCCGCCTGCTTTCGGGCATGTTCAGCATTCAACTTATCTACATTCTCCTCTGATACTGAATCCATTGGCATTCTAACCAAATACTTGTATTCTTCATCTATAACATTGTTGTCACTTACAATTTTATCATAGTTCTTATCCTGTAACATTTTGATAATTTCATCCTTCTTTTTCTTACGCAAATCGATCGACCCATTTAACAATTCCTGAATATATTTAGCCTTATTTGATAATGTGATTAGCTCCTTTTCTAAGATGTCGATTAAATATGCTTTTCGGCTGACATAATACTCAAATCTTACATTGTAGAAGTCGTCAATAATTTCATTCACTGTATTATATTTTTTCAACTTGTCATTTGAATTGAATAGATTCATATTTGTCATGCTACTTGTGCTGTATAGCTTCAATAATTTCTCTAATCCATTACATCCATGATCACCGCTTGCCGATTCGAGCTCATCCAATTGCCCCTTATTAAATGTGATAACAAAATCAACATTGATATCTTTGCTCTTGTCATCGTATTCCTTGATATATGGAGCAACCTTCTTCTTCTCTTTATCTTTATCCTTGTCTTTGATCTCCTTTTCTTCTTCTAATTCCTCCAAAAGTTCCTTGAAATCTTCTGTCCAAAACCCAATTGGCAGCTCTGTTACGCGAATTTTATCCACGCCCAATTTCTCATAGGTTCCTTTAAATAAGAATCGGCTTTCTCCAATCTTTGTTATAATGCCTTTGAAATCCTCATAATATGGTATAAATTCAAACGCGCTTAGTCCGCTATTGCTGCCACTTAAATCTTGTAATTTAGTCTTAAGATATACAATAATATCTTTGGGATTATAACACATGATTTCTGTACTGAAACCAGTTCCAATTCCCTTGGATCCATTTACTAGAACCATAGGAATAATTGGCACGTAATATTGTGGTTCAACTGGAATACCATCATCAGACAAATACTTTAATATGTGATCATCTTGCTCTATAAATATGCGACGCGTAATTTTTTCTAGACGTGTAAATATGTATCTTGGGGATGAGGCATCTTTGCCTCCCTTAATTCTAGATCCGAATTGCCCCGATGGTACAAGCAGATTAATATTATTAGAACCAACAAAATTCTGAGCCATTCCAACAATTGCTTGATTTAGAGATTCCTCTCCATGATGATAACATGAATTTTCAGAAACGTATCCTGAGAATTGTGCTACCTTGATCTCTGTTGACAATCGTTTTTTGAACGCTGAAAACAAGATCTTTCTCAAACTGATTTTGAGGCCGTCCATCAAATTAGGAATACTTCGATCGCAATCATATTTTGAGAAATGAATGAGTTCTTGATTAATAAACTCTTCATAAGATATCATTGGCTTGCTAGTATCCACATAACTTTCTCTGTCATATACATTTTCCAACCAATCCTTTCTGTCATCTGCTCGCTTTTTGTTGAACACCATATCGATCGCATTATCACTCAAAGCTGTGTGCTCAAATCCTACAAATTTCTTCTCTTCAAAATATTCCACAAATTCTGCTTTAGTCGACGTGCCTAATCCCTTGTAATATTTTACATTCCATCCTTTAGTATCAATAGCTACATTGTTTTTCCAAGCATTATATTCGCCTTCGTTATAGAATTTTAGCTCTTGTGTTCCTTTTTTGGCTTTAAGAATCGGCGTATTCATGAAGCCAATAAATCCAGGTATGTTTGCTAAACTAGACCATTCATTCTGAAACAAATTAATACAAAGGCCTTTAATATGCGAACCATCCAGATCCTGATCTGTCATGAATATGACCTTGCTATATCTAAGCGACTTATTTACATCGTCAATTGATAGATAATCTTTACCCATTTCCAGACCTAGAATCTTCTTGATTTCTGTAATTTCCTTGTTTTCAGATACCTTCTTACTAGCTTCGCCTCTGACATTCATCACTTTGCCTTTTAAAGGATATACACCAATCGTGTTTCTGTCTTCCGATGATAATCCGGATATGACTCCGGTTTTGGCCGAATCTCCCTCGCAAAATATAAGCGTACATTCTTTGGATCGCTCTGTTCCTGCCCAATTCGCATCTGTCAGCTTGGGAATACCGCGAATAGACTTGGATTTTGTGCCATCTGTTTTCTTCGCTGCTTTGTTTTCTTTTATTTCAGTTAATTGTACTGCCGCATCCATGACTCCCATTTTTGCGACTTTCTCTATGAACTTGTCACTGACTTCACATTTGGATCCAAACTTGGCTGATGGAGTATTCATAAAGTCCTTGGTCTGACTATCAAAAGCTGGATTTTCAATATCACATCTTATGAATAATATGAGTTGTTCCTTGATCGAATTTGGATTGACTTTTACTTTCTTCTTCTTCTCAATAAAATCACATAACTTCCTTGTTATTTGATTCAAAATATATTCTACATGTTTGCCGCCTTTTGCTGTATGTATACCGTTTACAAATGACACTTGTATGAATTCATTACTTGGTGTAAGAGCGACAGCATATTCCCATCTGCCTCCTGGGCCACTATCTTCATATGCTTTTTTAGCAGCACTAGCATCAGCATTATCGCCAATATACAATTCAATGTATTGCTGAAAGTTCTTAACTGGGACAAGCTCTGAATTATATTTGACCTTTAGCGATTTATCAGTTACTGCTGAAATATCATAAACACGCTTTTTAAGTAGAGCGATTAAATCCGGACTAAGACCATTGATGCCAAGACGCTTATAATCAGGTTTAAAGGTGATCTTTGTATAAGGCTTGTTTTTACATTTAGTAATAGTTGGTTTACAAATCTCGTCTAAATTGTTATTGAATTCTTGAACATACTTTAGACCACGTACATGATCGACTGTTTCAACTGAGCCATATGTAGACCAGATTAGAACCAATTTGAAACCGAACCCATTCTTACCTCCGACGATTTTCTTCTCGTCTTTGTTGTAATTGGTTGATGTTCTTAAATGACCGAAAATAAGCTCAGGAATCCATATTTTATACTCAGGATGTTCTGCTACATCAATGCCATTTCCGTCATTGACCATCACAATTGTTCCATCTTCCTGAATTGAAATA